TTTAGAGCCTACCATTGCAACTGGCTGGCCTTCTGCTGTTACTGTCATTGACGTGCCTAATATAATAGTAGGTTCGATATGTGGTGCCTCTCCATGGGTACTTATACCGTCTCCTAGTGTTGCTATTGGCAAGCCTTCAACTAGCACAGTTGTTACCTTGGTCTTATTAATAACACCAGTTCCAACCATACTTAAAAATTTTGCTACATTTGGCATAGTATTATTTATCTTTTACGAAACTGTGTCTTGTAATAGTTTTAAATAATCTGCAGAACTGTTTTCAAGTGCTGAATCTACTGATAAGTATTGTTCTCTTAAAACAAATACTTCTTCTGACTTACTTGTAAATGTGTAAGGCACTACTGCGATACTGTCTTCAGCAACCACAACCAATCTTGGCTGTTGTAATGTTAGTGTGAGAGTCTTCTCATCAAATCCCATTAATGTTGCTATTAATTCTATACCTGCTGTTGTTTTTACAGATACAACTTTGCCTAAATTTTCTGTTAATATTTTTGTGTACATTATAAACTAAATCCTTTAAATGTGTCTCCATCTACGTCTTGCTTGGTACCACCAATAACATAAGATGAAATTTCTGTCTCTTGTGGTGCAACTTGCACTGAACCACCTGTAATCCATGCCTGAGTCCAAGGCAAAGGGTTAGTACCACTATTATATATCTTTTCTAAACCCACGGCGTGCATTCGTTTGGCCGCAATAAACTCTACATATTGCTCTAAAAGTTCTGCATTCAATCCAATAATACTACCGTCTTTAAATAAGTACTGTGCCCATGTTTTTTCTTGCTCTACTGCATCTATAAACATCTGCTTACATTCATCTGCTGTCTCTAGTCTTATTTTTTCAAAATCTTTGTCCTCACGTGGAAGTAATTTCAACATTTGCTGAGTACTTGCTAAGTGGACATTTTCGTCTCTGGCAATCAGTTTAATAATTTTAGCATTACCTTCCATTCGTTTAAGTTCAGCAAATGCCCAACTACAAGCAAAGGATACATAAAAACGTACACCTTCTAAAATGTTAACACTCATTAAACATAACCAGATACGCTTCTTGTGTTCATACTCGTCATATGTTTTATATCCATTGGCTCTGAGTAAATTATATTCTATTAATTTATCATAGTTTTCTGTGATGCTGTCAGCACAATCACATATCTCTTTTATGTCTAATAACTCATCAAATATCTTGCTTGGGTCAGGATAGATATTTCTAATAATATGAGTATAACTTCTGCTGTGAATCGTTTCACTAAATGCCCAAGTTTCAATCCAGGTTTCTAATTCTGGTAAACTGACTATTGGCAATAATGCTAAGTTAGGTGAACGACCTTGTACACTATCTAATAGTATTTGTCGTTTTAGATTACTTGTAAAAATGTGTTGTTCATGCTCTGTTAAGTTTTTAAAATCAGTAGAATCCTTAGTGATATCTACTTCCTCTGGTCTCCAAAAGAAACCTAACTGCTTATCAGTGAGCTTGTCAAATTGCTTATATTTTAATGTGTCATATCTTTGTACAGATACTCCTCCATTAGGATCTAAAAACATTAGAGCCTCTGTGTGTTTTGATTTATTTTTGGTATTTAGTACTGTCATTATATTTTACAACTCTCGCAATCTTCATCGTCTATTTCAGTTATTGCTAATTGGTTATCAGCATCGTCTTTATTTATGTCTATCTCGCCTTGTCCATCATGTGTGTTGTTATAATATAACTGTTTGCCGCCATATTTATAGAACATTAATATATCGTTTATTAATACACTCATTGGTACTTTTTCATCTTCATAATGTTCTGGATTATAACTAGTATTAACACTTATACCTTGATCGATATACTTTTGTAATACAGCCATAATTTTTAAATAACCCTGTGGTGACTTCTGATCCCACAGTAAGTCATATTTATTTTTGTAGTAAGGATATCCTGGTACAACTTGCTTTAGTACTCCATGCTTACTTTGTTTGATACTTACATAACTACGTGGTGGTTCAATACCGTTTGTGCTGTTACTGATCTGTGCTGATGTTTCTGCTGGCATAAGTGCCATTAGTGTTGAGTTACGGATACCAGTTTCTTTAAGTTGCTTACGCAATCCTTTCCAGTCCATACGCTCTTTGTGTTTAACTAATTCGTCTACTTCTGCTTTGTATGTTTGGTTAGGTGTAATGCCATGTCCGTATTTTGTTTCCATTGTTTTAGGGCATGATCCTTTCTCTTGTGCAAGTTCGTTACTGGCTTTAATAAGTCCGTAACTCCATGCTTCTGCCCATTCGTCAACTAGCTCTAAATTAGGGTCTTGGTAGTTTGTATCATGCTTAACTAACCAGTATGCAAAGTTAATAATACCAACACCCAGTGGGCGTCTGTTCATAGTGCTGAGCTCTGCGGCTAGTACAGGGTAGTCTTGATAATCTAATAGTTCATCTAATCCTCTGACTGCTAAGTTACAAACCTTTTGCATCTCAGTTAAATCTTTAATAACACCCCAATTAACAGCACTTAAAGTACACAAACTAATTTCACCGTCTGGATCGTTAATATCGTTTAACGGCTTAGTAGGTAAATCAATCTCACAACAAAGGTTGCTTTGCTTAATTGGTGCTATATCTTCAATAAATGATCCATGTGTATTTGCATGGTCAACATTCATTAGGTATATTCTACCTGTATCTTTTCTTTCTGTCACAAAGGCTGAAAACAACTCAATAGCAGGTACAGACTTTTTCCTGATGCTAGTCATACGTTCTGCTTTTTCGTATATTTCTTTAAACTTGTCTTGATCCTGAAAGAATGCATCATACAAGCCTGGAACATCTTGTGGAGAGAACAACGTTATGTCCCCACCAGTAATTAAACGCTCATACATTAACTTGTTAAACTGTACACCATAGTCCATGTGCCTAACACGATTATCTTCTGTGCCTTTGTTGTTCTTTAGTACCAGCATGTCCTCTACTTCTGCATGCCATAACGGATAGTATAGTGTTGCCGCTCCGCCTCTTACTCCACCTTGACTGCATGATTTAACTGCTGACTGGAATAATTTAAAGAATGGTATAACGCCTGTGTGAGTTGCATCTCCACTTCTGATCTTGGAACCTACTGCTCTAATACTACCTGCCCCTATACCAATACCAGCCTTTTGGCTTACATACTTAACTACAGCACTAGACGTTGCGTTAATGCTATCTAAACTGTCTCCAGTTTCAATTAATACACAACTACTAAATTGTCTTTGTGGTGTACGCACACCGGCCATAACAGGTGTAGGCAAGGAAATTTTAAATGTACTAATAGCATCATAGTAGTCTTTAACATACCTTAATCTGGTTTCTGCAGGATACTTACTGAACAAGGTAGCCGCTATCATTATATATGCTACTTGTGGTGTTTCGTAAATTTTGCCTGTGCTTCTGTTCTGTACTAGATACTTGCCACGGAATTGTTCCATAGCCGCATAGGTTAATACTTCATCTCTTTCATGATGGATGTAGTCTTGTAATATATCTATTTCTTCTTTAGTGTATAGCTCAGTAAACTCTTTATCGTAAAATCCTGCTTCAATATTTTTATCAATAATATCGCATAAGCAAGGAGGTGTAAAACTATTATATACCATTTTACGCAAATGATAGTTGATTAGCCTTCCTGCTACATATTGATAGTTAGGAGTTTCTTCTGATATTAAATCTGCCGCACTCTTAATAATTGTCTCTTGTACATCTGTTGATTTAATTTTATCAAAAAATTGGATTTTGGAATTGATTTCTACTTCACTTGCACTAACACCTGAAATATCTTCACATGCATACATTACAACTTTGTGTAACTTATCTATGTCTAAATCTTCAAGGGTACCGTCTCTTTTCTGTACTTGCATGTGTGTGAAATCCTAAATGTCTCTGTTGTTAAAGTTATATTTATCGCAGACGAATTGTACTATATAACTGTATAAAAGTCAATAAGAAAATTTTTCTATATCTATTTTATGTGTTTGAAAAATTGTTGCGTTTTCCCTTACAAATTCTAGCTCAACAATTTCTCCAGGCATAAAGTTATAAACTTTATTATTATGTATTAAAACAATACCTGCCTCGCCTGTTATGTTATTACTTATCACTGTAAAGCATATTTGATCATCTAATATGAATTTTTTATATATTAGTGTTGCGGCAAGAACTAATGTGACTCCACTTAGACATAAGTAGCCTTCTGTTACGATTTCAAAAGGTGATGGCCAACTGCTGGGAGTGTAATAATCTATGTGTCTGGGTTGCAGGACTATGGGTTTAAACTGCTCTACAATGCTTTCAGGTGCAGAGTATTCTCTGGACCTAACCTCTCTCCATACTCTTAATCTATCTTGTGGGCTATGTGTCTTTAAAAACATCTAAGCCAATGGTGCATTCCATTTTCTCACAATATACTTCATATTGCAAGATTGATTAACACTACTAATTGCTGTTAATGTTAAAACACTACTAACCACGTTTGCTGAAAACTGTACGTTTCCTGT